ACTGCACAGTAGCGTCTGCATGTGCGCTAAGGCTATTTCCTACACTAATATTTCTGGTAATAATATTTAGATTAGTTCCACTAAAATTACTATTCCCCATATTAAAATTAGAGTTATTGTCTGATATCCATTCACCCTCTGAATCCTCGCCCATTTCATTTTGTGTGAAAGCCCCTTTCACCCACATCAGTCGCTGCGAAGCAGTGTTTATTGCTAACCTAGATCCATGAGGAGGAGAAGGGGCAGCATCTCCTGCTCCAAATCCAGAAACCACAACACTAGAGCCCATAAAGACCCCCACTCCACTAGCAATCGAGGATGCCCAAAAAGCAGATCCATTATCTACTGTAGTTTCTGTAGTATTCCAACCAGCAAAACCTGTAGCAGAAGGACCACCAATAGCAACAACATCAGCAGAGGTTGTTAAAATGTTAGCTCTATCCGCATAGATAACATTCCAGTTAGCAAAACCTAAAGCAGAAGGACCTCCTATAGCAACAACATCAGCAGAGGTTGTTAAAATGTTAGCTCTATCAGCATAGATATCATCCCAATTAGAAGATCCAGTATCCACTGTAGTTTTTGTACTATCCCAACCAGCAAAACCAGCAGCAGAAGGACCACCAATATCACCAACACTAGTTTCAACAGAACCAGAAAAACTCTCAAGGGTAGATGATGCTTCTCTTAGATCTGCTGAAGTATCTCTAGTAACAACATAAGTTTCTTGCCAAAGACCAGACACAGCATTATCAACATTAGCATCCCCCCCTCCAGTCCAACTAGTAGAAGTATCCCTTACATCGATAAAAACTGAGGTCCAAAATCCTGAATTATCTTTAGAAACATCATAAGTTTGCTGCCAAAGACCAGACACAGCATCAGGAACAGAAGCTTCTCCTCCCTCGTTCCATAAACCCGAACCAGTTTCAACCACTGCAACAACATCTCTGACACCAGAAGGAAGAAGACTACTAACAATAGTATCTCCTGCCTTAAATTCTCCTATACCAGAAGGAGCCCCATCACCATCAAATTCTATCTTAAGAGGATTATTGTCTACCATGATACTTTATTATAGGTTCTGATTTTGCGCTAATGTATTATCTGCTCTGTTATTTCTATCTACAGGGTTTCCATAAGTTACATATACTGCTCCAACATCAGGATCAGTAAATCTAACACTTATAGAGCTTAAAGAGAACGGAGCAGGTACTAGGATTGTATAAGGAGTTTGTCCTACTGTTCCCACTACTGCTGAAAGATTTGCGGCATTATGCCAGTCGTTTTCAATAGTATCATAAGGGTGATTACCATTAACCCACCCATCTAGATATATTATACAATCTATATCTTTTACAAAACCCGTAGCGACCTCTCCTGCGTATACTTCTAAGTAAGAAGCCTGGGATGCATTATCATCCGTACCAGAAAGAATAATCTCCATTTTTGTCCCAGTAGGGGATAACCCTGGGGGGTAGTCTGCACTTACACTTAAAGGGAAGTAAGTGGGAGACTTCCAATGCTTATCCTTTATCATTTTTACAGTTTCTGATTTCCAGCAGTAGTATTAGCTGCTCTCTGGTTAACATCTCTAACACACCCGTAAGTAATATACCATTCAGGTATTTGGACACTTATATCTTCTAACTTTATTGAACTTACACTAAAATTTGAAGGAATCCTTAGCTCTAAAGGACAAAGCCCCATAACTCCTACCCTAGCCTTCCCCACAGTACCTAAATTATTATAAGGGTGGAATCCGTTTGTCCAACCTACTAACTCAACTAAAGTTTCTGATTTAGCTAAAGTTACATCTGCATCTATTCTAATATAGTTTGCATAACTCCCTAGATTATCAGTTCCAGAAAGAATAACAGTAACAGTATTATCTCCTCCCTTAACAGCACTAACACATAAAGGAAAGAAAGCTTGCTCACTCATTAGTATTCCTCCTCATCACTTTCGATTTCAGTTCCATTTACAATGTCAGAGATACTTTTAACAGCTTTCATAACCTCCGCATCGCTCATTTGTTCGGGAGGATCGTCTACCTCTTCTTCTTGAACCTCTCCAGACTCCCCTTCGTCAGCTTCAGAATCCTTTTTTTCTTCCTTTTCTTCTTCTTTTTCTTCTCTTTCATCATCAGTAGGAGAGCCCTCACCCTCTTGAGGCACAGGAGCCTCTTCATCACCTTCAGCATCCTCTTTAACTATATTCTCTACTAACACTTTGGATTTTTCAAACGCTGCCTTCACCTCATTAAAGGAGAAGAGTTCCATTAGTGGAAGATTTTCTTGAGAGTACTCTGCATGTTGGAATATTTGCTGTATAACATTATTAATATCTAAACTCTGTACCCCAGTCTTATCCTTCATGTGAGTAGATAACTCAGATAGAACTTGCTTAAGAACACTATTCTTTGGGGTTATCCTAGAAATAGCTTCAAACAATACTCGCTGAGTATTAACCAAACTCTTAAAGGAATATGATTCCTTTAAGTACTGAAGATTAACACCATACTTCTCACCAAGGAGAGTTGTAAGCTGTTTTTTAGCTGGTTTCTTCATCTCAAAAAGAAGACTACAATGAGCTTTTAATTCCTTTTCAGAAATATGATCAGTTGAGTGACCTAAGTTTCTACTTAAAGTCTCAAACAGTTTTTTCTTGGATAAGAGAGCAATATAAGGAAGTTCTTTTAAAGCCTCAGTTAAAGCAGCCCCAACCTCTTCCTGTGGAGCATACACTTTATTAGCTAAACTGTCTATAACTGGCTCATGAGCCCAAACCAGATCAAATGAGTTTTTAGCTTCTAAAAGCTCTTTCTTGATAAGTTCCTGTTGACAAATCATTTCATAGATAGATTTTTTAAAGTTGTCCTTAAATTCAAATCTACCCACACTAGCTAAATCATCTATATTAGTCTTTGGGACATTAAAAGCTTGGGCGACTGCTTCTGATAACTTTAATGAGTTAGTTATCTCTGGAACCTGAGACCGTATACTATCTTGATTCTCAGCTAAGAAGGTTACAAGTTCAGGGATGACTTCAACGAACCTACTAAATTCCTCTGCTTCAAGTATATTATGGGATTCATTAAAGATCTGAGTCTTCTTCTCTAATTTGGATGCTGTATTATTATAAGAACTTCTAGAAACTATAATATCAATTACATCTGTAAATTTGTCTTCGGAAGAAGTGTACTCATCCTGGTACAGCCCCTCTAAAAACAAAGAGATTTGATCTTTTACTTTAGAATCAAATCTCTTATTGTCTGTGAATATTGAGGAATCCTCAATATTTATATTTTCAAGAACATAAATATTGTCCTTTATAGAATAATTTCCCGAAATAACTTTATCACTCTCCGCAATATAAGTAACTCTCTTTTCAGTGTCCTCAATTGAGAAAAGTTGAAGATTTTCTCTTAAGGAGTATCCCAAATAATCACCCAACTTAACCAAGTTAGTGATATTTTTATTTCTAGATTCGAATATTTTTAGCATGTATGTATGTCCTAACCCTTAATAGGCTTCTTTATTATATAGGATTGTTTTTTTAATAAAATTTATAAATTTTACGATTTTAAAGCATTTATAGACTCAACCAGAGACATCTGCTTACTTTTTTTGCCATATTTGTTAGATATATAGGATTTTACCAGTTCCATGTCCTCGGCTGTTGCCTTTGTAGCGTTAGGCTCCTCTGGTGGAAGCGGTGCCTGTCCAGCAGGACCGACATCTTGGTTACCTGCTGCTGGCCCTGGCCCACCAGGGTTTGTAGCGGCCTGTTCCACCGCTTGCTGATCCTGGATCTTCTGGGCTTCCTCCTGCTGCTCCGCTGCCAATTTCTCTTTAACGACCTCAATCTCTTGATCCGTCATATCATAGAACTCTTTATATATCGTCTCAGTCGGAAATAGTTTAGTTCCTAATACAGCCTGTACAATTCTAGCTTTAGCTTCGTCTAATTCTAATTTTCTTTTGGTAAAGATATCCGATGGGTCTGGTAAATCAATAGATACCTCATTAATTAAAGTTTGTGGAAACTCCTTTAATTTTAAATGTCTCTTAGCTATAGAAGTAAGGCCCCTAGATACACACTCTTGTACTCTAACTATAGTTCTAGCAAACTTAACATCTAGTTGGGCTAGGTTAGCTTTTCTTTCTGGGGACTTGTCAAACTCTACAACATAATCTTTAGGTATTTTTAAAGTTGCAAGAAGCTTATCTCTAAAGTACTTAACATCATCTACCTCACCCAAATTTTCAGCACCTTTAAGAGTATCAATCTTTGTACCTTCTCCCCCTCTAACTGGAACAAAGTAGTCTTCATCTGCGGCTAGAGGGTTATACCTAGCATCAATTTTCCCATTAGCAAAAAACTTCTCTTTCTTGTACCTTTGCTTAACATCCTCCATAAAAGCTTCCGCTCTTGAGGTAGGTAAATTACCCACATCAATATAAAAAATCCGTCTCTCTGGAGCCCTAGCAAGACGATAGATAAGCATTGCGTCTTCCATTAGTTTTAAAGACCTAAAAATGCTTACAGCACCAGCAGCGATGGATTTACCGTAAGGATAGTACTTAGGGTCGGAAGTATGTAATCTAAAATGAACTATCTGATTTCTATCAAGCTCAATGTACTTCTCATTTCTTTGGAATGGTTCAGGAGCGCTCTCAAAAGAATTACTCTCTGGTATTTCTTGTAAGAATCTTTCCAAATATCCATAAGCATTCTCTACTCGGATTATATGATTAGGGTTTAATATCTTAATTCTACGCAAACCTAAGTTAGGTCTATTAACATCAGCTATTAACTCTATAAAGCAATCTCCATACTTTACAGTGTTTCTAACTATATCCCAATAACTACTTTTCAACTTTAATTTATTAAATAGTTTATTTATCTCATCAACTACCAGGGTACTATCAGAATCTACCACCCACCTTCTAGTCTTCGTATCCCTCTGTGTGGATTCGTCAGAATAAATGTCAAAAGCGGCGGTTATTTCTGGGTAATCATCCATCCTCTCGTACTCAGAATACCGTCTCTTCCTATTAATCTCTATTTCAGGTAAAAATGGTAATCTTTGGTGATACCCACTAAACATCTTAGGAGGTCTGATGGGTTTCTCTGGATTAATTAGGGTATCACCAGCTAAGGTTTCCTGAGCCTTTAAATAAGGTAAAGCTGGTGTAGCAAAAAACTTAGCGAAGAACTGACCTATCCTACCTCTAGGGTAAGTATAGGTCATTCCTTGCCCAGGCCCACCAAAAGTAGTATACCCACCAGGACCTGCATCCTCATTAATTTTATTTTCATTTATTTCAGAAGCCATGAGATATCCTCTTCTACTGTTCCCCCATAACTTTGAATATTTTTAAGCCTTATAGGGGCTAAAAGCTTCTCTGTCGGGGTTTTTCCGTGCCTGTCAATAAAATTAACAGGTATAGTATCTAAATATGTAGTCATCCCAAAGGCACAAAGAGCCAAACTAGTTACCAAATCATCATGTTTAGACTTTTCTGCCTGAGCCTTTCCTGCCAAGGATACTATAAAAGTGTTCAATTCCCCCACAGTCCGTTTAGAGTTAATTTTAATCTTATTTAATCGTAAGCACTCTTCCATCATAGCCAAAATCTCTTCCCTATTCTTAGTAGTTATTTGAACTCCTATATTTCTTTTGCTGTCAAAGTATAAATTCTCATATTGTAATCTTTCAAATAAATGATCTATTAGATTATGCCCTATGGTATTGCGTTCTAAAATTATGACAGCTAAATTATACCTCTGCCCCACTATATTTAGAACTTCTGCCAATTCATTAATGGGAGTTGTATTTGAATAGTATTCAGCTACCTGTTCTCCACTATACGCATCAAATACATGAAACGCAGAAAAATCCCTCTCCCTACCTAGAGATACATCCACCCCTATGATATACTGTCTTGACGGTTGGGGGTCTTCCCATACATACATCCTATTATTATAAGTTCTATATAGTGGACTCTTTACCCTACTATCCATATTGGTAAGAATAGTACCTTCAATATAAGTCTCACCAGTACCTAGGAACTCACACTCATACTCCTGTAGCCACTTCTTGTGACTCATATTAGACCTAGTGGTTTCTTCCCATTTATCAATATTAATTGGAGGTTCTCTTTTTTCCATATCCATATACAAATGATCATATCCTTCTATACGAGTATATTCAGGATGATCATGCCAATTAATCTGAATAGGATTAAATGAGTTGGCCCCCTCTATAGCCCTATACCAAGCATCATAATACCAGTTACCTACACCATTTACAGTGGATAGTACAAACGCCCTACCACCAGTGGAAATAATAGGATAAACAGCAGCCCAGATACTTTCAATATGTTCGATGAAAGCAGCCTCATCAATAAACAAGAAAGAACCAGCAAGAGATCGTCCTGATTGCTTACCAGACGGGCGAGACTTAATAACAGACCCAGTACTAAGTTTTAAGTTATGCATATTCTCCTGTAGGATAGTGGGCTGTAGAAATTTAGGAAGTTCATCAAACATAATCTTGATTCTATCCAAAATCTCAGTAGATTCTGTATCTCCTACGGATAGGAATACAATGGTTTTATGTTCTTGAAATATAGCCATCCACAATGCATAAGAAGCTGATATAGTCGTGCAGCCAGCCTGACGGAACTTTCTGAGGATATTAAACCTATTATCTTCCAAACAGTTTACGATCATTTTCTGGAAAGGATACAATTTAAATGGTACTAATCCTCGTACAGGGTGTACAACCTTGATATAATTAGATATAAAGTATATTGGATCAGACTTACACCGTTTGTATTCTTCTTTTATTTTAGCTAGTTGAGATTTATCCATGAAAATATTTGCATTTATATGTACTCGTAAAGAGCCTTTACCTAATTATACACAAAAATTAGTCTCCTATTTATCTAGGTGCAAAATAGAAGTAAAACTTCTAATTGGTAAGAAAAGTATATTTGAAGCTTATTCGGAAGCTGTGGGAAACGAACTAATAAAGGGGGAAGATATTGTACTATTCTGCCATGACGACATAGAAATTATAATGGACCCACAACAATTCATAGATGTTTTAATTAAAGCCTCCAGGAAACCTAATGCTGGATTCTTTGGTCCTGCGGGTACAACAAAACTATCCTCAGATGCAGTATGGTGGAACCAAAATATATGGAGGGAAGGGGGACATAGAGGTTTGGTCATACATGGAACCAACATTACAGAAGGACAATACACTTACTATGGTGCCCCAGGAAGAGTAGTATGTCTAGATGGATTATTTTTAGCTATAAATGGAAAAGCACTTAAACAACTAGATTTAACCAAACCAGAATACTTCGAAGGGGAGTGGGATTTCTACGATATTCATTATACTATTCAAGCACACCAAAAAGAACTCTATAATACAGTTGAGCCTATCTTTTTACTGCATAGATCTATAGGGGAACTAGCTGGTAGAGATTCATGGCATAAGAACAGAATAGCATTTATAAATGCTACACAGCTACCCATAATAATATAATGGAATCCTTAACTGAAAAATATTTAAAGTTATTATCTGAGTACGAAGAACTATCAAAGAAGTTTGAAAATCTTTCCTCGCAACAGGTATCTTCTACTACGCACGATACAGAATGTGAACAAAAAGTTCAGAACTGTTCTAATGCCTATTCTACCATTTATGATGCTAACAGACAATTAGTACAAGAAGTTACCAAAGTATATAAAATGTGGCTTCCATCTAGGGTAAGCTCTTTTTTCTCTACAATTATACCTTGGATTAAAAATGGTTTTAAAGTATCTAACTCAGCGGAACATAGGCTTTCTATATGTAAAAAATGTGATCTATTTATTAATGATAGCACATGCCAAGCTTGTGGATGCTATATGGTTGCAAAGACTAAAATACCACAAGCATACTGCCCAATAGGAAAATGGAAAGCTGAAAAACCTAAAGAAGATTAGGAGAATAGTTTAGCCATTTTAGGGTAGATAGTGTGTGCAGCCAATCGCCTCTTACTAGAAGAAGATCGACTACTTTTTTTAGTTGAAGAACTAGAAGATCTTCTACCAACAGGACCAGGACCACCCTCTAAATCGTCTGCATGTGGGAACCTAGTTTTCTTTCTTCTAGTAAATCCAGATCCCCCAGCATCATCATCAGATTGACCACCACCACCACCGAGCGCAGCCAAAAATGGAAGAATAGGCCACTTTCTGCCTCTTTTGGCTTTTGGCTCTTTTCTTCTCCGTTCCCTTGGAGGTCTACTAGAACCCTGTTTTTGGGCTATGCGCTCTGGTGGTCTACTTTTTTGTGGGGAGGGTCTAGGCTCTGTAGCAGGGGCTGTCGCAGTTTCAGTTGATGCTTGTGTACTAGCTTGTGGACTAGTCTGTGTACCTGTTCTAGTTTGAGTTCCAGTAATAGTTCTAGGCATTAATCTAGTTCTTACTTTCTTTTCAGCTTGTTTTTGTACAGGCTCTAATTCAGGAATTGGTTCTGTTCTAGTTTGAGTCCCAGTAATAGTTCTAGGCATTAATCTAGTTCTTACTTTCTTTTGTTGTTGTTTCTGTATAGGCTGTAATTCAGGAAGAGGCTCAGTTTTAGTTTGAGTACCCATATCACCTTCAGGAGCTTGAACAGGTTTACTTCTTTGTCTTTCAGGACTTGCTGGTTTTAATTGAAGTTTTGGTTTAGGAGTACCCATATCACCTTCAGGAGCTTAGCAACAGAAGTAACCTTAGGGTGCTTCACAGTACTCATAACATGAGTAGGTTGTAGGGTACGAGCAGTGGCGGTAGCCCCCGAAGGCTTAGTAGCCCCTATATCACTTGATTTATCACTTGGAGCATCCACCTTAGCACTTCTTGTACTTGCCCCAGAAGAACGAGGTTGCAATTGCGTACTTGCTCCAGGGGGTCTACCTTCTAACGAAGGATTAGCTAATCCAGCACCTGTAGCAGTAGCTAAAGTTGTTGCAACAACTCTAGTACCTGTACTAACATTAGCAGCATTACTAGCACCAGCTAAAGTCTTCATAGGATCAGCCTTCTTAGCAACCGCTTTAACAACCTCTTTAGTACCCCTCAATGCCGCATCAGCACCCCCTATAAACTGGGTGGTGGGATTACTAGAACCTGGAACCCTACCGAAACCAGCCTGTCTTCCACCCGCCCCCCTGCGCCCAAGTTGCGTTCCATAACGAACACCCGTGCTAACAGCAGGAGAAACCGCAGGGATACTACCTCTCAACCCTTGAGCAGCTTTAATCGCCAAAGCTCCACGCACACCTCTCACAGCAAGATTAGTAGCACCTCCCACTCCTAAGTTGGTAAGACCGAATTTTATCATCTCACCTTGCTTCTTGGCTGCTTCTATTTCGTGATCATATACAGGAGCATTACGGTTTGGGTTTGTTCTTTGGTGGTAGGTAGGAGCGGATACGCTTTGTGTCCTAGGTTCAGGTTTAGTCTCTGTATGCTTAGGAGTAAATCCTTTCGTAGTATCAGAAACTCCTGGGATTGCTCTAGCAGGAGGAGGAGCAGCACCAGCCCGTGATTTACTAAGATTTTGTTTTACATCTTGTTTTACCGTACCCTTAGAAGTTAAACTAATACCTTTTTTAGCCACACCACCTAAAGTAGGAGTAGAGGTAACAGGATCTTGGGCCTTAAATTCTAACAAACCAAATGTTCTTTCATATACTTCATTTTTGGCTGCTTTAACAGCCGCCTTTTTTTTCCTAGCAGATCTAGCTTTATATTTTTCGTGAGCAGCTTTAGCAAGTTCTGTCCCAGCATAGGCTCCTGCTCCAGCTATAAAAGAAGTACCAAAATCTTCTTTTAATCTCTTTTTCTTAGCTCTTCTATATGCTGCTATTCCCTTTGGCGTATAGTCGTAATGATCGTTTCCTAATTTTGGCATAATTTATTCCTCTGCTTCCACACCCTCTAACTCAAATATCCAATCAATTCCTTTCGCAATCCCAATTCCAGCACCAGCAACAAGCCCAAGCAAAACTACAAGTTCTGCTAAACTCATCTTATAAACTGAAAAGGGAGTTCTAAATCTAGCTTTAAAAAATATTCTCCATATTGAATTCATAATTAATTCCCTCTTCTAGGAACCGTATCTCCAGGACCCTTGTATCTTTTAACTCTATGACCAGCAGCACCACCAGGAACCGTATCTCCAGGTCCCTTATAACTTCCAGCATTCCCAGACTTCCCTATTACTTTTTTGGGTTTGGTGAGCTTCAGCGGGGTAGTTATTTTTTCTGTTGGAGTGATTACTTCAGGTGTGGGCGGGTTCGTTGCCCGATGTACCCCAAAACCAGCACCAAGAGCTAAAGCCCCCGCAAATAATTTTTGTCTTTTAGACATAGCCTCATCAATAATTTCTCTTCCCAATTGTGTTAAATAATATTTCATTTCTTACCTCCAGGTACTTCATCATGCCCACCACCATTTTCCACAATTCCCTTTAAAATGGTACTCAGACTCGTCACTACCAGAGTTATTAAGCCCGCAACGACCGCTATGCTTTCTGAGGGAATGAATTTAATACTTCCAATGAACGCTAGTACGAGAATTAATAAGTATAATCCCGCAAACTTAGCGAGATGCTTAGAAGCAGTTTCCTTGGCACTTTCTTGGATTAACAATTCTCTAAACCTAGCGTCAGCTTCAGCTTGTATCTTCTCTACTTCAACCCTACCTTCAGCCTCTTTAAGCCGTAAAGCAGATTGAACATCAATATACCCTTTTCCATCCATCATTGGAGTTTGTCCCATAATACACCTCTAATATATTTAGATCACATCCCAGAAGAGATATACAAAAAAAGCTCAGACGCAAAAATTAGCTAGATTCCTGCCCCAAAAGATTCATCATCTTTTGTCTTTTTCTTAGCAGCATCTCTATCTAGTGCATCAGCCCAAGCTGGGGCAGCATTCGGGTTATCCAAGCTTCTTCTAGCGTCTGCTTTATCTCTAACTTGTTGTCTTTCTTTCTTTCCCCTTACTTTAGACATAGTGGGAGATAATTTAGATGGATCAGCAGTCATTACATTTTTAGTACCCATAGCAGGAGCTTGTTCAAAAGAATCTCTACGCATAATTACTCTAGCTTTTCTAACTCCACGAATAATAGATCCTAAAGGGCTCATTGGAGTTTTATCTCCTATTCCTGGTTTTCTACTCATAGCTTTAAGCTTTTGTTTAAAATCAGCAATTCTTCCTTCTGCTATCAGCAATTCTTCCATTCTTGTGTAATTTAAGTTTTTCATTTTTCGCTATCAGGAGTAGAACCGAAATACTTTTTAGCTTTTTCCTGACCCTCTTTATCCCCTTTTAATACATCCATTATTTCCTTATACAGACGTTGATCATCTCCATATTGTCTATACGATCTAGCCATTTGGCTGCCCACAGTTGGATTCCCATAGGCTTGTCGGGCTCGCACATTTTTAGGATTCGCCAAAGTCCTAATATTAGGTGGCCCTTTAAGATCACTAAAATTTAAATTTGCTTTTACATCTTTCCGTTGTCTCATTACATCAGAAACTCTATCTAATTGTTGTTGACGCTGTTTCTCAGGATCAAATTTATCCGCATGAGACATTCTATCTGTCTCTGGATCAATCTCTTTTTCTGGGGTTTTTGGGGTTACTGGGCTTGGTTTAGATTTGGGAGCAACAGTATCACCTGGACCCCTATAGGTTCCCTGGCCCACATCCCTACTACCTTTTCTTACAGCCAAACGCTTCGCAATTTCGCTATTTGATATGTCCCCAAACGGATCTGTTGGAGTTACTCCAGGCCAACGAGTATCTGGCTTTTCGCCTTGTGCTGCTTTAAAAAGGGTATGTCTCTTAGGTCCAGCTTTATCAGCATCAGCAGCCCTATTATATTTGTGCCAAGCCATCCATTGTGGGCCTTCGCCATCTTTAGTTGGTTCATGCCATGCACCCCGAATTCCTGGAATGGCTCGGAATGTCTGCCCCGCCTGTGCTTTTTTTCTCCATGCGTCAAGTTGATGTGGACCCAAACTAGCGGGTTCGTCCTTCCATTGTTCTGGCCCACCCGTACCAAATTTGTGCGACATATCGCTTGCAAGTTTAGATTTATATCTACCCATCGTTCCAGCTATTTCTTTATTTTGTTGAGGAGTCCAATTAGGATCTTGACCTTTAGAAGAACCAACACTAGATTTACCAGTAGAACCACCAATTCTAGGTGAAGCAGTAGATTGTGCCCCAGCTAAAGTGCCTCTAATACTAGGAGCTTTAAATTCATTTATTAACTTTCTCCCAACTTGTGTAATATACTGCATACCTTATTTATTACCTATCTCTAGCACTTCCCTGACTTCCCTGATTCGACATAAAGAAATCTCTTCTTCCTTGATCCCCTCGTATGTTTCTATTACCTATATTTAGACTAGCTCTTCCAGGAGCATTCGCTCTAGCACCTTTAGGGTCTCTAGGTAGTCCCGTATTAGCTATTTTTCGTCTTTGTGGATCTGCTGAACCTATACTTACATTATCTCTCCCGTGTATATCCTGAGCTTTATCCCGTCTTATATATCTCTCTCTTCTCTCATTCTCACTTGCTCTTTCTTCTGGGGTAGTGTGAAGCATTGGTTTTCTTTCACCCGATTTTCGACGAATTCCGCTAGGTCTAGCTATCGCTGGTATTTTAGCGTCCGATTGCCTATTATAATTGATCACTTGTCTATAGGTGTCAGTAGGGGGGCTACCTGGAACTCTTTTGGGTGTAGGAGTAGAAGGGGTTGGAGTCGGTGTCTTTGTAGGTACAGTAGGACGCACCGTTTTCTGTACTCTCCCACCAGAACTAGGATTCTGACCCAATAACTCATTAATAAACGCTAAACCAGATTGTGTAATATACTGCATACCTTATTTAGAGTTGGTGGGAGATTTTTTTTTATTTTTTTTTATGTTGATCTATACTAATGAGAGAGCTTATATGCGCCTAGGAAGTCGCATATGAGGCTCCTTTTCGCGCCTTTCTCCGTTGCACTTCTCCTAAGTGCTTATGTATGCAGCACTTACACACATGGCATAGGATGTTGCAATATAACTGTGCATGGCTGTTGACACACACCACACCACACGCTAGAATAGGGGCATGACATACACACTTGAACAGACACAGTACATGCTTGACCATCTCGACTCATACAAT